ACTTTATTCATGATTACAGATGTTCCCTCTTATCCGCGTTGGATCTTGCCTGATCCAGTCGAGCCAGAGAAGTTCGGCGATTACGAAGATGAGGATGATGACTAAACGCAGATACCTGGTGATCAGTGACCTTCAGATACCTTTTCACCATGAGCAAGCCGTTAAAAATCTTATTAAGTTAGTAAAGCGCGAGAAGTTCGACTTAGTTCTCAACACAGGCGATGAGCTTGACATGCAGAGCCAATCTAAGTGGGCTAAAGGCACACATCTGGAATATGAAGGGCAGCTAGATCATGATCGAAGTCTCGCTCAGAACATCCTCTGGGATCTCGGCACTACCGACATCACTCGATCCAACCACACCGATCGTCTATACCACACTCTCGTTAGAGGAGCTCCTAGTCTCATCGGACTTCCAGAGCTCGAGTATTCCCGCTTTATGGGTTTCTCCGACTTGGGGATTCGTTTTCATAAAAAGCCATTCGAGTTCCATAAAGGCTGGGTCTTAGTCCACGGAGACGAAGGATCGATGAATAGCAACGCAGGACTTACAGCTCTTGGCTTGGCTAAGAAGTTTGGTAAGTCGGTAGTCTGCGGACACACTCACAGGGCTGGCATCAGTGCCTACACAGAGGGCTTAGGAAGCCAATACAGGACTTTATGGGGCTTAGAGGCAGGAAATGTCATGGATAAAAAGAAAGCCTCTTATCTTAAGGCTGGGAGTGCTAATTGGCAGATGTCCGTGGCAGTTATTGAGACACACGGAGATCGAGTTAGCCCATTCCTAGTGCCCATCAACAAGGATGGATCTTTCACTCTTTACGGCAAGTTATACGCCTAGATTGTTATCAATCCGTTACCTAAATGTACTGGATTCGTCTGACATTTATGTCACACTAACTCTGTAAGCCAGTCAAGGGCACTGGATACAGATAGGAAATAAGATGAGCTTAGAGATGCCAACGATTGTGCTGCTTTTAGTAGCTAATGCTTTATGGTATTTAGTCGGGTGGGCTAAGGGCTTTAACGAAGGCAAGCGCGAGGGGCTAATCGTGGCTAAGTCATTTCAGCGAGTGACAACAGATGCGCGCTAATGAGATTTTACTTACGGCAACAGACACAATCCGTGATCGTGGGTTATCGTATGGTCACCCTGCGGATAACCTGCAACACACCGCAATGCTCCTCAGTGCATACCTACAGACACCGATCCACGATTATCAAGTCGCAGGGATCATGGTGCTCGTTAAACTTGCAAGGACTAATCAATCAGCCCAACACATTGATAACTGGGTCGATCTATGCAGCTATGGCGCACTCGCAGGACAACTAGCAACAGAGGAGAATGAACTCTATGTTTAATTTAGCCGATTACGAACCAGTCGAGGTGAGACTTGAAAAGTTTATTAAGGACTATCCAGCGTTCCGCATTTCAACTGAGTTGGAAGTTGTCGAGGCTACTCGATACATTGTTAAGGCGTATTTATTTAAGGATGCTAGCGATGGCGTTGCGTGGGCAACAGGGTACGCTGAGGAAACAGTTACTAGCCGTGGTGTTAATCAGACTTCAGCACTGGAGAATTGCGAGACTTCAGCGATCGGCAGAGCACTTGCAAATGCAGGTTATGCGCCTAAAGGAAAGCGACCAAGCCGAGAAGAAATGACAAAGGTAGTAGCTGCTAAGCCAGTTAAGCCACCTGTTCAGGAAGTCAAGGCAGACGATCAGGATTACTGGACTACTCCAGTAAATGAATATAACAAAGTCGTGGATGCGCCTGTCACGCTTGACAAAGCAATGGAAACAGTTACGGCAATTATGGGAACACCAGAAGCAGTAGAAGCTCCATCATGCGAGCATGGACATATGCAATGGCGTGAGGGTGAAAAGAATGGAAAGGCATGGGGTGGCTACTTCTGCAACTCAGCCATTTCATCAGCTCATCGATGCCCGACCAAGTGGTACACACTCGGGTCAGATGGAAAGTTCCAACCACAGAAAGCGAGAGTTTAATGGGAAACATCGGAATTAGAATCAATGGTGAATGGGTTGATTTAATGTCAGCCTTTGTGCCATGTCAGTTATGTAATGAGCCAGTTCAGATTAAGAATCTGGTGGATCTGTCTCAGGATGCTGTCAATGGTACAGTGTCATGGCAATGCTTGAAATGCAGTACAGTCAATGGCTGAGTTTCCAGAGATTTATAGATCACCAGTTGATCGCCATGTGTACAGCTTTAGCGGATATGCAGGAATGGACAATTGCTCCGACTGCGATTCGTTCGCTCAAGTCAATGAGTATGATCGCATCCATGATGGTGCAGTTCTATTCTTCTGCAAGAATTGTGAGAATAAACATCACCTATGAGCGGATACATGCCACCTTCAGCCACAGACAACTGGGCAACACCTAAAGATCTATGGGAGCAAGCTAACGGCTTTCATGATTTCGAGTTGGATGCAGCAGCGAATTTAACTAATCATTTATGTGATGAGTGGTTCGGCTTAGACCATCCAGACGAAACTCGGCGTGATGGTTTAGCGGGTCAATGGATTGGTCGTACTTGGGTGAATCCACCCTACGGGCGTGGCATCTACGACTGGGTAAAAAAAGCTGCTTTGCATGATGATTTAGTGGTGATGTTACTACCATCAAGGACTGACACTAAATGGTTTCATGAGTTCGTTTATCCTCATGCCGATGTGCAGTTTATAAAGGGCAGATTAAAGTTTGGCAATAGCATCACAGCTGCGCCATTTCCATCTATCTTGGTAACATTTAATGGCTAGTCAAGCAAGGAAGCACAGAGGTTTCCGCACAGAGCGTGTTGTCGCACAGTACCTATCGACTGTCTGGCAAGGCGCATGTGTGGGAAGGGGTAGTGGCAAGGATATTGTTAATGTGCCGTTCGATGTTGAAGTCAAAGCCCGCGCTGGATTTCAACCTCTTGCCTACATCAAGCAATTAAAAGCTCGAACAGCCATTTCGGGGGAATTAGGCTTCGGAGTGATTAGACTCAACGGACAGGGTGAGGATGCGCGTGAGTATGCCGCGATAATCCGACTTGAGGATCTCTTGCCACTACTCATATTAAGATATGGTCATATTACTAGCGAACCCACAGAAGCAGACATTGACCGCTGCACAGCCTGTGGGTCTTACATGATACAGAGGTGCTTAACATGCCAGCCTATGACTACCGATGCAACCAGTGCAATCTCAGTCAAGAGATTACCCACGGATGGCACGATCGACCAATGATTCCATGCACTTATTGCAATGAGCCAATGGTCAAGGTTATAGCTGCTGCACCAGCACACTTTAAGGGTAAGGGCTTCTACATAACGGATAAATAGTTATCCACAGAAGTTATCCACAGCCGGTGATTAGGAGGAACTATGAAACGAAACACCGCTCTGAGCAGGACTTTTAGTAATAGATTTGACAGCAATGGTACGCTAACGGCGCAGAGCCTCTCAAAGGCTCACCGCGAGCCCCTTAGGGGCGTTGCTCGCGGGGTGCTAGTAGCTATTGGGATAGCTCTATGTATCATGCCTGATGCAGGTGGATCTAAACCAATGCAATATGTAACCTATAAAGAATTCGCATATCATCAATTAGGTTATAACTTAAAGCAATATAAATGCTTAGCAATACTCTATGGTAAAGAATCAGCATGGAATCCTAAAGCAGCTAATGGATCTCACTATGGTATTCCTCAAGGTAGAAGCCAGTGGCTTAAAGACCAAGATGGTTATACTCAGGTACAGTGGGGTCTTAACTACATAGGCAACCGATATGGTGAGCCATGTAAAGCACTGGATCATTGGAAGGCTAAGGGATGGCATTAGACAAGCTGAACAGTAGGCGATATCGCGAGCAGCGCGAACGCGTGTTCATGCGTGATGGTCGCTTCTGTCAGATATGTGGTACAGATGAGGGCGAGATGCACATCGACCACATAATTCCACGCAAGGCTGGTGGAGATCACAGTCTGGATAATCTTCGAGTACTATGCAAGTCATGCAATCTGCGCAAGGGTGCGCTCAATGATGGGGTTTTTTTATCTAAGACGGCTACCCCCCCTGTCTTTCTCGACTATATCTCCCCGATGCAGTCCGAACCGATGCTAGACAGTCCG